AGCCCTTGGAGGTGCCAACGCCCAGGAAGCGGCCCATGGCTGCATGAAGGGCGTAAATCTGCTCCCCGTGGGGCATCGTGAAGACGGAGTAGCCCTGGGAGAGCTTGGGCAGGCCGGTGTTGTTGATGCCGGCGTCCTCAAGGACGAACTTGTAGATGTTGCTGGCTCCGTTAGAGTAGCCAGCCGCGTAGATGTTGTTCGGACCTTCGGTCACGCCCGACCACGTCCAGCCGGGGTCCGGGTGGGTATAGAGCGGCGTAACGGTCTCTAGGTTGCCGGGAGTGGTGCCCGAGGAGCCATCGGGGGCCAGCTCGTAGAGGGAGGCCCCACGAGCCACGATGAGACGGTCCTTAGCCCAGAATGGGCGAGGGACGACGGTGGACGTCTGGGTGTAGAGGGTGGTCAGCGACGTGCCCACGGTGGCGTCGGATGACTTGAGGCCAGCGGTTCCGGCATCTGCGAAGACCTTGCCCGCCCCGAGGACGGGCTTGTAGGTAGCACCTGTGCTACTGGAGTACGCCTGGAGAAGAGAGCCGGTGGCCGAGCGGCGGTTGATGGCCCCGTTCTCGTTGGTGAAGATGACGTCAGTGCCACCGATCACCCCTCCGGTGACGAGCGCAGTCTGACCGGACGAGACGGTAGCCAAGGGAGAGCAGGCGTGCAGGAGGGTGGCCTTGTCCTTCATCCACACATCGACGCCCAGGGAGTCCTCAAAGCGGTACTCGGTGTCGGGCTGTGAGGCCGGCTCATAGAAGCGGATGCCGCCCCCCATGTGCCAGGAGACCTGAGACCTGATCCAGTACCCGTCCAGGGTTTGCTCGCCAGCCTCCTTGGAGGTGTCGATCTGCTGCTTCTGAACCTGGGCGGTCTCGCGCTGGTAGGGATGCTGGCCCGTGGGAGCCAGGATGAAGGCGATACCACCCACGGCGATGTCATAGGGGCGACCCTTGCCAGCGAACACCTGAGAGGACGCCGCCATGGCGTTACTAAGGGCTGTTGGGATGCCCTCGGTGATATCAGGGGCAGTGGATGCCGTAAAGGTCACGGGTTACTCCCCACAGAGGAAGAAGTGGCTGGCGTCCAAGCCCAGTTGAGCGCCACCAGAGGAGTTGAGGACGCGAATCTTGTATGTGGTTGAGGTGATGTTGCTTACGGAAAACTGGAAGGAGTTGCCAGCCATGGTGACCAGTACGACCGAGGGGGTGAAACCTGCTCCGTGGGTAACGGTCACGTATCCGCTGGCGTCAGTGCTTCCGCTGAACGTCCCCCAGTGAAGCCTTTGGTTTGCCTTGGTAACTGAGGCAGCAGGCATATTGGCCGAGACGTTGGTGCCAGTGACCGAACCAGAGAATGCCCCATTCCCGGTGATTGAGCCCGTGATAGTGGGACTGGCCAGAGTCTTATTGCTTAGGGTCTGGGTGTCGGTCGTACCGACCACCGACCCGGTGACACCGTGAACGCCACTGCCGAGAGCGGCGTGGGCGGTGAGCTGAGAAGCCGTAGCGAGGGACGTGGGAAAAGTGTTGGTCCCACTGGTCAGGTCTTTGTTGAAAACCGCCTGCGTGTCCGTGGTTCCCAGGAGGGGCCCAATTACCCCGTGGACGCCAGAAGTGGCGTTGATGTGGCTATTGGCTTCACGGAAGTCCCGAGCGACCGCCATGTGCCGCACAGAGGCACCGACTGTGTGCGCCTGGGCCGGGGAGCCGTCAACTCCACGGGTGATCGTCAGGACCGTCCCGGCCACAGCCGTGACGTCCACAATCTCTTCAAGGGACGTGCCGGGGTCGATGACGAGGGTGAACGGTGCAGTGCCAGGTAGGCCGATAACCGTGTTCACAGAGATGGAGGTGGCGGCAGCACTGATGGTGCTCTGCAAGGTCATCAGACCTGCGGTGGAACTAAAGTATCGCTGGGTCATCTCTTACCTTGTGATGTGGACTCTGGCCGGGTAGCGACGGTGCAACGCGAGCGACTCAACTTGGAGGCGCTGCTGGTACATCTGGGAGAACTTGGCTCCAGCGGCGATGGCCGAGCCAATGGGGTGCGTCTGCTCCAGCTCGGCAGCCGAGGCGTGGGTCACCTGTAGGCGGGCCAGGTCGAGAATCGGAAGCATCCTCGCCTTGACGTCCAGCTCGATGGCATCGGCAATGCCTTCTTCCAGTCCGGTGCTGGTGAACAGGTCGCTCTCATTGACGAGCGCGCCTGGACGCCCGCCGTAGGTCACCCGCACGGTCGAGCCGGGGATGATCCGCTGCGTGATGAGCAGGGCTTGCCCTGTGGGGAAGTCGGAGGTGTTGGCCTGCCGGTCAATCTCCCACCCACGGATGCGCTGCCAGTTGCTCAGCGGGTCACGCCAGCGCACGTCGAGGACGAACTCCACGTCTGCGGGAATGCCCCAGGCCAGGTGGATCGGGTCGAGGAGGGTGAACTCGGTGCTCGTGACACCGAAGAGCATCGGGTAGGTCGCCTGGATGGAGGCGTTGATAGCCGTCTTGATCCGCGAGCGTGGGTAGGCCGGGGAGACGGTGACCGTGTCGCCAGTGGCGTGAGCTACAGCCGTGGTGCCGCCCCACCCTCGCCCTCGGGGCAGGAGGTTAACGGTGTTAGAAGTGGGGTCCACCGACTGGACCCACATCATCTCGTCACCGATTTGCAGGGTGCCCGTGGAGACGACCGTCCCGTCGTCCACCACGAACGAGGTGTCCGTAGCGCCGATAGGGTTGGTGAGCGACGTGACCTGATCCGAGGCGACCGTGTAACCCTGGAAGTCGCTGATGAGGTCTTCGATGATATTCCCGAAGGTCTTGGTGCCGCTCGGGGTGTAGATGATTGCCACTGGCTATTTCCTTAGACCGTGAGCCACTGGGTGCCATCGCTGGTGAAGCTCGCATGGCCCCACTGAGCCAGGGATTGTGACGCAGCGCCATCGAGGGTCTTGGACGTTCCCGCGCTGTTCACGGTGAGCGCCGAGGAGTTGACGTTCTTCACCATGAAGATGCGACCGGGTAAACCTGCCGTCGTCGGGTCTGGCAACGTCGCGGTCAGTGACGTGCCATTGAAGATGACGATGTTGTCGGCGCTGGTGAGCGTGTAGTTTGTCGTCTTGGTAGCAGAGGGGCGCACGAGCTGGTTGGCGTAGACGTCGCGCCAGCCGTTGGCGGACGAGCCCAGGTCCCAGGTCGCGTTCGTCTCGGAGCGGAAGTGTGTGTTCCAGTACGACGCAGCGAGGGTGGAGTCAACACGAATGAGCCGGGTGCCGCTGGTGATGTTGAGGAGTTCCATCCACCCGGCCCCGTAGTTGCCTACGCGCATGCCCCACTTGGTGGTCTGCGTGGCTCCGGCATCCTCGACGGCGATCTGATTCTTGAGTGCGCCGTTCTTGTAAATCTGCCAAGACTGGATGGCCGCGTTGTACCCAGTGCCGCCCATGGTCGGCATCGCATATGCCATGCCGACGTAGATGCCGTTGGAGGAGGTGGAACCGAAGTCGAGGGTGCCCCCAGTGCCACCCTCGATGTAGACGTGGTACTCGTTCGAGTTGCCATCGTCGTGGATGCCGCCAGCGGTGTTGCCAGACAGGTGCCCCGCCAGCCAGAGGTTGCGGGCGGCGTTGACGTTCCAGATGCCCCACCCGGTGTTGCCCACACAGTCAACAGAGACAAACTTGCAGGCGTTGGAGTCGGACCCTCCCACAATGTTCTGCCCGTTGCCGCCGCAGTTGTAGATGTGCAGAGTATCGACCTGCGCTTGGTCGTAGACGCCAGTGGTGGAGTCGAGGTTGTACCCGTGCCGGGAGAAGCCCTTGACCGACACGTCACGGACCACGGTCCATGTGTTCTCGATCTTGATTCCATCGTTGGTGGTTCCACCGCCGCCCACGAGGTAGATGGACTCCAGGTGCGAGGCAATGCCAGACATCTTCACTCCGGAGACACCGGAGTCGAAGACGATGGTGGAGGCAGCGGAGCCAGCGATGGCCGGCTGCCCCCCACCGGCTCCAAACAGCCAGTACGTAACCGACAACTGACCTGAGCATCGGTAGACGCCCGGTGGAACGTAGACACGCCCCTTGGCTGCGTTGGCGGCTGTGAAAGCCGCATTGAAGGCGGCGAGGTTGTCGGTGCCATTGCCCTGCGTTCCATTGCAGTCAGCGACGGCCCCATATCTCGGGTCGGTGATGTCAAAGACGATCAGCTTCCCGAATACCCCATAGCCGGCGTTGCGAGTCGCTGAGCCAGCTGTGTTGACCAGGGCTGCCGTAGCAGCGTCGAGGCTGGCCTGAGTCTGGTAGGAGCCGGCTGCGCCCTCTAGGGTGGCCAGGCGAGCCCCATGGTCGGCGGCGACCGTGTCAGAGGCGACGGACCATATGTTCCCAGACGGGTCGCCGACCCAGACCATGTCAAGGTTGTCGATGGTGACAGGCCACTGACCCTTGGAGTTGGTCGTGACGGTAGCCAGAAGGTTGCTCTGGGACTTGGCGTCAGCGACGGAGCCGTAAACCTTAATCTGGACATTCGCCAGAGCATTACCGCTCTGGTCCTGAATGATGTCCGAGTTACCGAAGGTGGGCATCAGGCGAGGTCCGCACGATAGGGCTGGCCGGTGGCCTCAGAGGCACGCATTGCCTTCTCGATTTTGGGCATGGTCGTACCCTCGGGCTGAACGCCCTGCCGCACGGCTGCCTCGTAAGCGTCGAGCTCCTTGTCCCACTTCTTCTGACGGGTCATGGAAAAGGAGGGGTCCGTGGTCTCAAGCCCGGTAGTCGCCACGCGCTTGCTTTTCAGGCAAGCGCCGTAGCTCGCATGGTCCTGGGTCTTACAAGAGGAGGCGCAAGCCATTGCTTTCCTTTTTATTGCCGGTAGGTCAGGCTGAATCGAATGTTTGAGCCCGTCCCGAGCGATCCCCAAGGGGACGACGCGGCAGCTACGATGCCAACCGTGTCTCGGATCATTCGGACATAGCCGACCGCACCTACGATTTGGACGGCAGCGACATACTGGGCAGATCCACCGGCGGGGAATATAATTGCACTCCCGCCGACCGTGACCGCCCCAGACGAGCGGGCATATGGCAACGAGAACCGAATCTCCCCAGTGCCCAGTGAGGTGGTCGAGCCCACGGTGAAGTCAACTTCTACGGTTATCGTCGCCCCGCTGCGGGCGTAGTACCCAGTCAGGGTGCCGTTGCCCAGTGTGGATGCTGTGCCGCTAGTGGTGAGCACTGGCGTGTAGCTGTAGGAGTCGTGGATGATCTTGTTGGTGGACAGCCCCGACAGGTCCACGGGCGCGTTTTGGTAGGCGTTCGGGCCAATGACGCAACCGCCCGTACCGGCTTCTATCTGGAGCGAGGAGTAGACGTCGCAGGCGACGACGGTGTTATTGGAGCCACGGATGCTAGTGGTGGCCTGGGGTGACCCAAGCCGAGATGCGGCGATGTGGACGCCTGCCGAGTTTGCCGAGTAGTGCAGGTCGTTGAGAAACGACTGGGTGACGAAGAAGTCGTCGGCCCCACCGAAGTCAAAGGTGGCCTGACCGCCTGAGGCGAGTTGGTGGAATGAGCGCGGTACCGCCGAAAGCTGCTGAACGTCCTCCACGACGATGGCGTACCTACCTGAGCCGCTGGCGGCGTTGTAGCGCCATATGTCGCAGTTGTTGGCGACGAAACCGGAGCCGGCCTGGTATCCGAACCAGATGCACTCAAGATCGCCGTTGAATAGCTTGAGGCGGTTGAAGCTCTGCGCGCCAAGGGTGCCCGTGATAGAACAGATGCGCCCGGTGTAGGTGGCACCCTGCCCGTTGATAGTGAAGTCCGACATGGTGACCCCCTGGCCGGGGGTGAACATGGTGCCGTTGAATCCCTTGAGGATCGTGGTGGCGAACTTGCCTTGTCCACGGATCACCGTGTTGCTGGGTAGCGTCCCCCAGGCGACGGTCTCGGTGATGGTCCCCTGACCAATCTCTATGCGGTAGCCGGTGCTGGTGCCTACAACAGCGAGGGCTCCCGCAACGGTGGCTTTAGCGGTCTTCCACGTCAGCCCGTCGTTGGTGTCGTTGCCCCTCGGGCTGACATACAGGACTTGGTCGGTGGAGGCTGGAACCTGCGTGTAAATGTTGTCCTGTATGCCGATAATCTCGCCGTTGCCGTCATACAGGAAGGTGGAAACCCGGCGCATGGGCTTCGCTTAGGCCGCAGGTGTAGGCGGCGCGGGCTCAGAGGGGGCCGGGGCGGCGTTCGGGGCCTGCCATACGCCATAGGCCACGAGAAGGGGCTGGAGAATCTCCAGCCAGTGGCCAACCGCAGCGGGTAGAACGTGAGCACCCACTCCAAGGAGGACACAGGAAAGCAGGGCTACCAGAGCCTTGCGAATCTGGGCGGGGTTGCTCAGGTAACTCTTAACCTTGTTCATGCTTCTTCTTTCATTAGGTCAAGGCGTAGGTCGAGCAGATCGTCTATCTCCTTGAGCATTTCGTTCTCCAGACGGCGTTCTCTGCCGTGGGAGTGCAGCGCGGACCAGAGGTATGCGTCAGTACGTAGCTGACCATCCACATCCACGATTTCGAGTTTCACGACTTAGCGGTGGTAGTAGTTGATAACGGTGATGACGATGGATGTCCCAACCATCAGGAGGGGGATGACCGTCTGGAGCCAAAATCGCTGCTTCGCGGTAGCCGAATTAGCCTCGTTCCGCTCCACAACTTGCTCTAGTTTGAGGATGCGGTCATTTTGGGTGCGAGCCTCAAAGTCGAAGAGGTCACGAGAGACCAAGCCGGCAATTAGCACCTTGATTTCCGTGATGCCGTCGTGGACGTTCTTTTCCACGCGCTCCACCGCTCTAGCGAGTTCGTACCCGTTCGGCTCGGGCTGACCATTCTCACCCATTTCTAAAACCTTATTGAGTAGTGATGTTCGCGCCGTAACCGGCAGCCGTCAGGGCTGCCGCTTCGGCTTGGCTGATGACATAGCTATGACCGCCGAGGTACACGGCATCGGCGTTGTTGATGTCGGTCTGAGAAGGGGCATCCCAACGAGTGGTGTAGAAGCCCTGGCTCTTAAGCACGGTGGCCCCAGTGGGATAAGCGATCCGCGAGGTGAGGGGTTGGGTAAACCAATTCCCGTAGTGCATGGGCTGAGTCGGTGGGGTGAAGACGTAGGTGACCGAGACGACCGTGGCGACAGTGCCCGCAGGGGCGCTGATGGACAAGGTGGCGACTGGACCGGAAACGGTGATCGGCCCAGAGCTCGTGGAGACCGTTCCAGCAGGCGCCGTGAGCGCGATGGCTGCCACAGCGCCAGTCAGGGAGATTGGCCCCTGGGCCGCGACCGTTCCTGCTGGTGCGCTGATCGTGACCGCTGAGACGGGTCCAGTCAGGGAAACCGATAGCGATAGAGAACCAGCCGGTGCAGCCGTGGAGACCGCTGCCACCGCACCCGTGAGCGTGACGTTCTTTTGGACTGCCACGGTGCCCACAGGGGCAGCAATAGAGACACTTGCCGGTGATGCGGTCAGGGAAACCGTCAGGGACAGGCTTCCAGCGGGAGCCGCTGTTGAGACACCTGCTACAGCCCCCGTAAGGGCGATTGGAGAGGTCGCGGAGACCGTACCGGCAGGAGCGGCCACGGTAGTGGCTGCAACGGCTCCAGTGAGCGATATGGGGCCGGCTGCGAGAACTGTTCCAGCGGGTGCTCCGATGGTAACCGAGGCCACAGCGCCCGTGAGGGCGACGTTGACCTGAGTAGCAACGGTTCCTGCGGGAGCGGCAGTCGTGACTGCCGCAACGGCACCCGTTAGGGCTACAGGGGTGCCAGTCGAAGCTAGTTTGATAACGGCTACGAGGGCGTTATCGGTATCGGAGACAGTGCCGTTGGTCCATATAGCGGATTCGGTAGCAGCGCTGGCAGACGTCTTGTTGGCTACTGCTAGGCCCGAATTGGCGTCAGCATCGAGGGACGCAGCGGCGACCTTAGTGAACCCATTTGCCGTCGAAAGGGTCCAGGTAACACCAGCGCCCCAGTCGCCAACCATGGCCAGCCCGAGCTGGCCCGCCCCGGTGGTGGCGGCTGTGGTGCCAGTAGAGGCCGTGGCTGTGCTGTTGTTGTTACCTGTGCCCGTCGCTGAGACGTCGAGGCACCCGGTGCCGGCTGAGGTGTCCAGGCCGGAATATTCCTGAGCGGTCCAGCCCAGCTCAGACCCTGACGTCGAAGGTGACGTCGCGGAGATGGTGCAGGTGCCGTTGCCGCTGACCGTTGCTGTCCAGAGGCTTACGAAGAGCTTCCCGGTTCCTGAAACTATGCTTGCCGACGCCAGCTTGGTGAACGCCGAGACTGTCGCCGTGCCCGCAGACTTGGTAGGTGTGGCGATATCGGTCGTCGATGTCCCGTTGTACGCCACAGAGAACACGAAGATGCGGTTGCCCGATGTAACGCTTGATGCGAACGAAGCCGTGACGGCGGTACTGGAGGTGCCCGTGGATGACGACTTAAGGGACTGGACCAGCGACCAGGCCATCAGTCCATCCCTTCTAGGTTAGTTGGATCAGGCGGGCCACTGGAAAGAAATCTGCTCGCCATTCGGCAGGTCATATGCCGTATAGGGGCCGAACTTCCCGACCCCTGTCCTTTTAACGCAGACAATGTTCAGTGGCGTCAGGTCAATGGTCTGGTCGTTGTTCGGCGGGAACTGGTAGGTGTGCGTCTTCGGGCCGGTGAGCATGAGCGCCCCACCCTGGCTAGTGGCGTTGTGATAGATGAGTTGCTGAACGACCAGAGAAACGTCGTCCAGCGTAATCAACATGGTCACATTGCTGTCGTCAAAGTCAGCCTCGTAAAGCGGTACAACAGCCATTACGAGCCGGTGATCGTCAGGATGCCGGAAGCGTTAGCGGTGAGAGTGAACGTGCCGTTCGTAGCGGTCTGCGTTCCACCGAAGTCCCAGTAGCAGAGCACAGGGTCAGTGGCATTGGTGCCAGGGGTGGAGTCGTAGAAGACGGCATACGCAGCAGCGAGCGAGCCACCAGCGGCGTTCCACGCGGGGATGGTGCCGGTGTAGGTGTAGACGTGACCAGACTCGGTCCACGACCCACCTGTGAGCGCAGCGCCACCAGCGGTGTAGCCGGTGCCGGAAGCCTCCGTGGCAACGGCGAGGACGTCGGACAGGTACTCCGCAGTGTCCTGCGTTGAGCCGACCGTGTACGCCGACAGCAACATGCACTTGATGGAGTCTGTGCCGATGGTGATTTTCTTGGAAGCAAGCGCATCGGCAAGCTTCGTGTACGAGTGGGCGGTAACGGCCATTTCTAAGCTATTCCTTGTTGTTGTTGCTAGAAAAGAGTGCGGCCCCCGAAGGGGCCGCACTCAATATCACCATCAGAGCTGCGCAGAGCCCGAGTAGTGGAGGACCAGAGACTCCTGGCGGAAAATCTCCTGGTCGAAGTCGCCGTACCAACCAATCGGCTTGAAGCGGTACAGACGGTCAACCACTGGACCGAGCACAACACCCGGCTCCGTGACGACAGCCTCAGCCAGAGCTTCGCGGCCAAAGAAGTAGGTCCGAGCGACCTTTGCGCCAGAGACGCCATCCGTGCCCACGCGGGTACGGGCGTTCTCAACGAAACGGGCACCTTCAAAGGCACCAATCTCGCCGTTCCAGATGTTCTCCTGGGAGACGCCGTACTCGTTCGGGACTCGCCATCCACCAGAGCCGGTCTCACGACGCAGCTCGTAGACAGCGGCGGGGTGACAACCACAGGCGTAGAGGTCACCGAACCACGGGAGGGACTGCCGGGTGCGCAGACCCAGAACAGCAACTCGCACATCGTTCGCCACGATGGTCTTGGTCGCGTCAATGTTGGCAATCGCTGCCACACCGCCACCGAAAATCTTGTTCGTAGCGTTTGCGAGCTTGTCCTGAATGAGCTCATCCACGGTCTTGCGCATGTGGTCCGCAACGGCCCGCGCAATCACGGGGTCGATGGGAACCATCGTGCGGTTTGCCAGCTTGAGGGTCCGCACGTTGGCGAAACCGTACTCAAGCGGGGTCAGCGTCACGGTGGTGGTTGCGGGCATCTGCACCGCTGCCACGTCCGACTCCTCAGCAAGAGGAGTCTTCGCAGCCACAATCGAAGCCTGGGAGAAGAACTGGTTCAGCTCCAGGGTGATCGAACTACCGTGCATCGTGGGCTGCTGAGGCCGCACGTCAACGAATTGACGGTACTGCGGCAGAGCGTTGAGCGCCCAGCGAAACATCAGGTCATAAGCGGCCTGAACGGTATTAGTGGAATAACCACCAGCCGTGGCGATGCTGGTAAAGACGTCAGCCACCAGCTATCACCTTTCTTGGTTTGATCTTACATGGGTGTTTGGAACAGACCCGCCTGTCGGAATGCCTTTTCGACATCCTCAAAAGACTGGGCCTGGCTGCCCACTCGCTTGATGAACTCGTCAGCCGAGTTGGTGTTGCTGAGAAGTCCAGGGGCGGCATTAGCCTCCTGCTTTTGGACTTTCTGCATCGCTTCCAGAGCTGCGACCATCTCAGGGGAGAGCCCCTGGTCAGACGCCTGCTGGCCGTCACCGTTCTGGTCGCCTGCGTCCTTCGGCTTGTATCCGAAGAGCTCGCCGTTCTCGGCAAGCCACGCAGAGACGGCCTCTTCGGTCGGCTCAACATCCTTCATAAACTTTGCGAGTTGGGGCTTAGCGCCCTTCTCCTTCAAGACGGACTCCAAGGTAACCCCATTGACCTTCTGGGTGAGCTCGGCCAAAGCTCGATCCTTTTCAGCCTGGGCTTCCTTGAGCGCCTTGGTTTCCTTCGCGGCAGCCTTAAGCTGCTTGCGAAGGGCGCTCACCAGATCGTTCCCCTGGAGGTTGTCGAACTGGTCGAAGTCGTCGTAGTCGAAGGTGTCACTCATTTACTGCACTCCCTGTTTCTTTGGTGGTTTTCGCAGGCCACATGCACACAAGGGGGGGTGGGCACGGCTCCTGCTTCCGGTCTTTCCACTCGTCTGGGCCGGTCGGTCAGACTGAGGTCTTGGGGCGCTTACTCGAAAGCGCGGGAGCCACGGGTAACCGCAGTGGCTCCGAAGGTGAACGAAGGGCTCGTTCCGGTAATGGTCCACACCAGACGCATGTATGCGCCCTTCACGGCGAAGTCCTTGGCCTTGTTGCTCACGGCAGTGATGGCAGTGAACGTGTCAGCCGGGTCGCCCTGGGCGAAGACAAGCCCGTCGTTGCTCCACTCCACGGTGAACGTGCTGGAGGGCGAGGTGCCGGAAACGGCTGTGGCAGACACGAGGACGGCCACGTACTCGTCAGAGTCGCTCAGTTTGAACGCGGCGCTGGAGCCGCTGGCGGTGGCGAGGGTGCCCGATGCGACAACCGGAGAAAGGGTTGAGCGAGCCATTCAGAGGTTCCTTTTAGAGATTCGTTTCAGAGGAGAAGGTTGTGCCGGAAACCCCAGAGGCTCCGCCGAAGCTGCCTCGCTCCTGCGAGGCGAGCTGCTTGAGCTTGTTCTGGGCCTGAGAGTTGTCGAGGAACGTCGCGCCAATCAGGTCGTTCTGGTTGACCGCGTTGCCGCTGTTGCCGTAGAGGGCGCTCAGGAGGTCCGTGGTCGGCTTCTCCTGGGCGATCTGGCCGAAGCCCTGCTGGGCCTGCTGCTCGTTGACGCCGTTGTTGAACAACTGCTCAGCCGTGCCCTGGTTGATGCCGATGCCAACGTCGGCAGCCTTACCGCCGATCTGGGACGCCTGGAACGCCTTACCCACTAGCGGGGCTGCACGGTTGGGGTCCAGGGCGTAGGCGATCATGTCCCCGGTGGTGTAGTGCTGCTTGAAGAAGGCCAGCTCGTTCGGGTCTGCCTGGTGAAGAAAGTCCGAGGCTTCCTTAGCCCGAGTGTCAATCTCGGTCGGGGAGACGTCCTGGCCGATCCACTGGTTGTAGTCGGCTGGAGTGTCGTAGAAGCCCTGGGGTAAGCCGTACTTCTGGAGCACCTGGCCATAGGCCCGCTCGGTCGCCAGATACTCAGCCGGCGAGAGCACCGGAAGGCCAGCCTTGAGCCGTAGCTGGTTGCCCGCGAACCGCTGCTTATACTCGGCGCTGTTCTGGAGCAGGATGCTGACCGTGTCGGGGGAGTAGCCCTGCTTGAGATAGTTGGTGATGAGCGGGGCGAAGTCCTTGAGCCCGTAGGACGCAAAGAGGTCGTTTAGCGCAACCGCTGCGTCTCGGGTGGCCCCGGTGAGTCCAGCCCCGGTGTATGGCGTCGTCGTCGGAGGGATGAACTGATTGCGGGTGGAATACATCGTGGGGTCGTTGATGGTCATTACGACAACAGCCCCATATCAGAGAGAACCTTGTGACCGAGTTGCATGGCCTGGTCCTGGGCACCCTGCGTCTTCATGTAGCGCGGGTCCTGGCGCAAGGTCTGCTCAAACTGCCAGACGCTCTGAGTGGTCGGCTGGCCCTTGTCATCCTTGGCCTGGAGGGCTTGCTGGATGAGGTTGTCGTTGAGATTCACCGTGTTGGGGTTGACCTCAAGAATCTTGGAGTAGGACTGAATGTATGGGTCCGCGATCTGCTGCAACGTCTCACCTTCCTTGAGCCGCTGCGCAAGAGCCGGGTAGCGGCTCGACGCCTGCTGAACCATGTAGTTCTTGACCGAGTCCTGATTGACGGTCCCAAGCTCGGTGTTCTTAATCCAGTTAGCCATCGTGGGCTGGGAAACCTGCACCCCGTACTGCGCCGCCAGGTTGGTGTATTGCGTCTGATAGGTCGCAGCATTACCGGCGTACTGGAAGCCCGTGCCGGCCTTAAGGAAGGCCACCACCCGAGGGGTGAGCTGGTCGGTCGTCCAGCCGTACATGACGGCCTCGGAAGCCATCTGGTTGAGCTGAGCCGACGTCATCGACGCACCGAAGGTGCGAGCCATCTGCGCAATCTGGGCGGCAGACTGCTGGACCCGGCTGTTATAGGTGGCCGGGTCTGCCTTTTGCAGAATCAGGGCTTGACGGGCCGTGTCGCTGTGGGTCTTAAACCAGTTGGTGTCACGGACCTTGGCCACGAAGTGGTCAGGAGTCCAGTTTTGCGACGTGGCCTGGGCAAAGAGCTTCTTGAGCTCGGGATCGGAGTTGATGACCGCCTGAGACCAGCCGAAACTCGCTGCACGCCCCTCAGGCGTGTTTTCCCAGGCCGTAGAGCCACTCCCAGCCCCGCCGCCACCAGAACCACCGGAGGCACCTCCAGAGCCGCCAGAGCTTCCGAAGAGCTTGGCGCTCGTCAGGGGTCCTACGATGCCGTCAGGGGTGAGTCCATGACTGGACTGGAACGCCTTGATGGCTGCCTGCGTCTGCGGCCCGTCGAGGCCATCGGCTGGAATGTGCAGAGCTCGCTGGATGCGCTGGATTTCGGCGCTGAACGTGTAGTGGGTGCCACCGCCCGACGAGCTGGTCGGGGCTGGCGGCGTGTAGCCACTGCCACCACCACCACCGCCCGTTCCTTGAAACTCCGACACGTCAGTCCTTAGTGGTAAAGGTTTGCAAGAGAAACTCCCCAGGCGTCCTCACTGGGGTCGAGGGCGCGAATGCGCACGTTCTCCCCGGTATGCGGGGCCTCAAGAATCTGACCGTTGCCGAGCCAGATGGCGACGTGATGGCCGTCCCCAAAGCCGATGAGGTCACCGGGTTGCAGCGAGTTGATGGGGGCGCGAGTACCCATTGCGAGCTGGTCATAGGAAAGGCGAGGAGCCTTGATGCCAGCCTGTCCCAGCACATACTGGACAAGGCCCGAACAGTCGAAGCCGACCTGGCCACCAGAGCCCCCCGTGGGGCCGTTTGACCCACCGCCGCCCCAGACGTAGGGGAATCCTAGGTAGCTCTGGGCCTGGTGGATGGCGAACAGCCGTAGGGTGTTGCCCTCGGTGCGGGTATTGCTGGGTGTGGTCGCAGCGGGTGAGGACTGCGACCCGACCCCGGCCTGTTGGCCGAACAGGTCTTGCGCGCCGGCCTGACCCACGGCCTGCGAGCCAGGGGCACCAACGGCATCCATCGAATCCAGCGTCACGGTGTCTGTGCCGTTCTCGGTCACGGCACCCATACCAGAGTCTTGCTTTGGCGGACTCAGCGCGGCGTTCTCTTGGTTCTGGGCGTTGACACTGTTGTCAATGGTCCGTGGGGTGAAGAGCGAAGCAGATGAAACGCCGGTCATGCGGGCCATTACCTGATCCACATAACTACCGATAGACGGCCCGTTGTTCTGGCTGCCGTAGTCGTTGGCCAGAGCCGGGTTGCCCGAGTACCAAGCCGAGGCAGCGCCGCGTGGACCATACTGCTGGTAGTAGTCGCCTAGAACGGCGCGAGCTAGAGCGTCTTGCTTGGACGGGTCGTTGAGGAACTGCTGCGGGGTCCAGGTCACTCCGAGGTAGCGCTGAGACCACCCTGGGATATTGCTCGGGAGAATCTGGTACTTACCCATCGCCCCCGTGCTCGGGTTGATGGCGTTGTAGTTGCCCCCAGATTCCTGACCGGCGATAGCCTGGAAGAAGGAGTTGAAGTCAGGCATTAGGCAGCCGGTCGGATCGCGTTAACCAGAGCGTTGTAGTAGGTCGTGGCAGCCTGGTTCTGAATGACCTCGGGGGAGGCCCCTTGGGCTGCTGCGATTTCGGCGGCGTGCTGGTCGTAGCCACCCGTGTAGGTGACCGTCTGCGCGTCGGGCTGGCCCTCCACGTAGTGCGTCTGAATCTCGCGGTTCAGGGGGTTAGCCTTGGCCGTCTGCTCGACGCCATGGTTGTAGGCAATGAGTTCAGCCTGCGTCGGGTTCCGCCCTAGAAGATCGTGCAGAGTCGTCTCCGAGGGAGTCTTCGCGTCAATCGTCTGGTCGTCTTGAACTCGCGTGCCGGTGAGGTGGTCCCTCGCGTAGTTCTGGTTCACCAGAGCTGCGGCACCAGTCGTCTGGCCGATCCACTGAGCCATCTCCAGGGGCGTCATCTCGACGCCCTTGAGCTGCTTGTAGTCCACCGCCCAGGTCACCATCTGGTTCCACGCCTTCTGAACCGAAGCCGCGTCCATGACCTGTGCAGGGCTGAGCTGACCGCTCTGCACGGCAGCGGCAGCGAACTGCCGGAAGGCAGTCGGGTTGCTCATCAGCGTGTAGAACTCGTTATAGGCGTCGGCTTCCTTGAACTCCTGCGGAGTGGAAGTCGTCTTGCCTTGCTCCATGGCGTGCTCCACGGCGTTAGCCGAGGAGTTCTTGTTATCCGCCATGTCGTGTTCGACCGCGTTAGCCGAGCCGGGTCCGCTGGACACGAACGGCGTTTCAATCATGTGGGCCGGGTCACGCCACACGGGGATTGAGATGTTGCGGTAAGAGGTCTTACTCCCGCTGGTGCTGTTCGCCGCGTTGGCGAACATTGATGGGTCTATGCCACCACTGGTGGGGCCGGGAGTTGGCGTGGGCGTTCCAGAAGTGGTGCCGTTGAACGAGGTACCCGTACTGGGGCCAGCTACGAGCGTGGCGTCAGCGGCAGGAGGCGGGGAGCCCGCTGGGACGGAGACAAAGGACCCGTCCGTGAGCTGGTAAACGTCTTCTGTCACTGTCCACTCACAGGAGTCTGGCCGAGGGTGGTGGAGGTCAAGCTCGGCGTAGCGGCGGCTTTCTTAGCCGCCAAGATGTCCTTGTAGAACTCACCCTCAAAGAGCCTGGTCCACGCCTGATGGAAGACGAGGTCAGAAGCGGCCATGTTGTATCCATAGGCGTAGAGCGCAGCTCGCTCGGGCTCCATGGAGGCGGCGGTCTGCCAGTTGGTGATGTTGTTTTCCTGGGCCTGGTGAACCAGAGCGTCCCGAGCCATGAGGTACTGCTGGGTCATCTTGACGTCAGGGCGTTGCAGGAAGTCAGACGAGGGCGGGTTGGCGATGATGTCCTTGATCTGGTTGATTTCCTGATCGCGGCCACCACCGATGTTGGTCGCATCAACGTGCGCAGCCCACTCGGGGAACTGCTGGCGTAGCTGCTCCTCGTACCGCTGCTGGAGTCCAGCCAGGTCCCCGGCGTTGCTCGCGTGCAGGCTGTCGATCCCGCTCTGGTCCATGTAGAGCCGCATGGCCTGCTTAAAGCTGTTCCAGCGGCCAGCGCCCATGGCGATCTGGTCCTGCTTGATGAGGTCGTCGGTCGAATACTTCTTCCGAAGAGCCTCATTGAGCTGGGTGTTGTAAGCACCACCAGAGAACTGGCCGTTGGGGTCGGTCGCGTTGATGAGGTTCTGCGGGCCGGCTACCCACCACATCACGCCTGGGTGGGAATCCATCAAGGTGCGGTACTTGAGGTAGTCAGACGTGGCGTTGACCGTCGCCTCAAGGTTTCCCTCGTTCTGGGAGAAGGACCAGTTGAGGTTAGACGCGGCTGGGTAGTTCTGAGCGAAGACCTGCTCGGGGGTGGTCCCCAGCGCGTGAAGCTGCTCACTGGCAGCGACCAGTGCGTGCATCTTGTCCACGTAATACTGGCCGATGGGGTGAGCGGTCCCACTAAGGCCGAGACCGAAGGACGTGATCGTCTTGGCTAGGGCGGCGGCACGAGCTGCGCTGTCGGCCTGGTCCTTGATGAGCAGCAAGTCCTTCTGGCTGGGGTCAGCACCGTTGTGGTCCTGCCGCCATTGCGCGATGCCGTAGTTGTAACGAGTGGCAAATGCGTTGGTGTAGGTGTTTCCAAAGCCGTTTTCACCAACCGCCACATCCGAGAGCTGCTTGACCCACGAGGGCATCGCCAACAGGTCGCCACCGATGGACTTGAGGTCCGACTTGGGGACGTCGCCAGGGCGAGGGAAGAACAACTGGTTGATCGGGTTCTGCGGGTTCTCGATGAACCAGTCGTACATCTTGCCGCCCATGACGTGCGGGAGCGCGTCAGCGATAATCGCCTGAGCCGGCACCTGCACCAGTGGACCAAAGCCAGGGGAGAACGGGGTGTTGCCCTGGATGATGACGTTCAGCGAACTCATGTTCAGACCGATGTCACGCAGACCACCCAGGCCATGCAGCGGAACGATCAGGCTCTTGTCCGCTGCCGGCGTGCCGTCCCAGGGGTTCACCGGAGCGCCGGTCTGGGAGTTGACGGTCAGGTGGAACATGTCGGGAGTCTGCGAGTACCGCAGAAGCTTGCCCCACACAGCCGGGTCGTCGTAGATGAGGCGAGCCCAGGACTGCTGGGCTTGCAACCACGGAGCCGCGAACGGTGCGACGTAGCGCATGGCTGCTGTCACACCAAGCGTCTTGGAGACGTCGTACATGTCCCGGTGGACATCGTTCAGCGCCATCTGCTTAGCACGGGTGTGCAGGTCGAGGGCGTCCTTGGGGCTCAGCTCAAAGCCACCGTCGTCACGCTGAACCAACGTGCCTGCATCCTTGGCCTGCTGAGCGTAAGCAGGCAGGAGGGCCTTGATGTTCCGGTTGTAGAGCGGCGTGTAGTACGGCACGCGGGCCAGGTTGATGTCGGGCTGGTCGAGGGTGACCCTAAACGCCTTCTCCATCGCCGTCTGGGCGATGTTGGTTGCCCTGATCGTGTTGTTGATCGCAGGGCCGTAGATCGGGAAACGCTCGGAGGCCGTAGGTGCCAGGTCGGTCACGTCGTGCAGGTCGAACGGCTTGCCCGAGATGAGCAGCTGACGGAAGTCCTCGGTGGGAGCCATGGACGAGACGGACTTGGAGACGGCGTTCAGCCAGCTCAGGAACTCATCGCTCGATCCGCCACCAGCGACATCACGGAACTCCTGCTGGACCTTGGGGTCTTTCAGGTAGGACCGCAGGTAGGCCGTTGGGGCAGTGGGAACGCTGTCCAGCTTCTCCACGAGCATCCGGTGGGCCGTGTACGAGCCCTCAAAGTCGTGAGCCGCGTAGACGTACTTGTCGGCCCACTGGGGGTCGGTCGGGATGACGTTGGAGGACCAGTTGCTCAGGTCGGCCCGCTGCTTGAAGAGGCCACGGTCAATGCGGCCCATCATCAGGTCCGACATGGTGTTGTCGGAGTCCCGAAGATCATGCTGGAGGGTCGCCGCCTCAAGGTCGGTCATCACGGGAGCACCCGTGAACATCACGCCGTTAGCCGAGTGGGTGACCGGCGTGGACGTGAGCCGCTTGGTGAGCTCCTGAGGCGTCAGGTAAGCCTGCTGGGCATCACGGAGCTTGGCGATGTTCTGCTGCCGGATCGGCTCAAGGGCGTCCCGTCCAGCATTCAGAGCGCCCAGCCCAAGAGGCTGAGCTCCACCCACGGTGGTGGTGTTGCCAGACAGTCGGGTGGCCAGGTCCCTGGCCTCCTGCTCCTTCTGGCGGTACAGGTTGGTCGTGGGGGTGAAACGCCCATTATCGCGCTGGCGAGACTTGAAGGTGTCTGCCAGCTCGTTGGCCCGGTCGATCTGGGACTGACGGGTGGCGATCTGTGCAGCCGACTGATCGGACTCGTGTCGCAGATCGTCCATGACGTCGCCCAGACCGTCAGCGAGCTGGCGAGCCTGGAACGAGATGGCCTGCGTGCTGGCATCTCCGATGCCGATGCCGCCGTGCGCATTGAGGTAGTTGTTGGCTCCCCGAAACGCCTCTTGTGCCGTGACGGCAGAGCCGAGGGTCATGGCGGTGCGGAGACCCGTGTCGAGCTGGGCGCGGAAGAGCAAGCCGGCGCGGCCCAGCATGGCGATCTTCCACCAGCTGTGGTACGCGGACAGTCCCTTGAGCCCAAGACCGCCCAGGCTCTTCAAACCCTGCGCGAAGGCGTCGGCTGAGCTCTGGCCTCCAGGCGTGTGCGAGTCCTTCCAGAGACGCACCGACGTGTCAGCGAACTTGGCGTCCATCAGGGGAGCCGTTGTGTCGAGGTGGTTCTGCAAGTAGGCCGTTCGCATGAACGTCTGGGTGCCCGTGAGGTCACCCAAAGAGGTGAACTCCTCGTCCTTCCCTGCGGCCATCTTTGCGGCATTGGAGGCATAGGCACGACCGCTGGAGAAGGCAGCCTCGTGCTCGTGGAGAATCTGCTCCAGATCATCACCGCTAATGCCATACTTGGCGGCAACGCGGCTCATCATGGCGTTGTTGACCACGCCGATGAAGTCGGAGCGCGCCTGCTGGTCCAGGCGGGTGAACTGGTTCACCGTCTGCCGGATGATGTCACCCGTCAGGGACGGGTCGAGCTTCTGAAAACCCTTCAAGTGGTTGGCAAGCTGCTGGCCCCCGGTGACGGGGTCCACAATGTTCACAAAGCCGCCAGGGGCAACAGAGGTGTTCAGGCCGTTGATGACCCGAATGCCAAGGCCGGTCGATCCGTCTTGATAGAGGTAGTCGTCGGCCACCCTCTGCCCAATGGCGTACTTCAAGGACTCCAGGGCACGAGGCGCAACCTGGGTGCCCAAACCACCCTTGGAGCTTGAAGTTCCGAAGGAGAGGGCGGCGTTGTCTACGCCACCCTGCTCGACGGTAGAGCGGAAGCGGTCGAACTCCTGAACCTTCTGAGCGTAGGCGGCAAGCTCTGCCGCACGAGCCGGGTCAGAGGCGTGGGTCATGACGTAGGACGCAATGTCGAAGGCACCCGCCGACGTAGGTCCACTGGGACCCATCTTGTACGGGGTTCCGATGTTATGAGCGGCTGCATAGCCGTTCATTGCATCCTCAAGAAGCGAGAACTCCGAAGGGGCGCTCGATGCCCGCATTCCCTTAGCGCCGATGGTCGGGAAGTTCTGTGCCAGCCAATTCATCGAGTCCTGAGACCCGCTCAGGGCATAGTCGATGTTCAGCTTGATCTGACGCTGGAGGGCGATGTCCGACGTAGCCTTGGCGGCGTCTGAATACATCTCAGCAACGACCGGCAGTGCGGCTCGGGGGGCCGTGCCGCCCATGCCCAGGCGAGGGGCAAGCTCGTTGAGAATCTGCTGGGGGTTGGTGACGTTGTCCAGGGGAGCCTTGGCAGCGAGCTGTGTGCCCACCACGTTGGCGTCGTTCATATCCACGCCCACCAGAGAGCGCATGGTGTTCGACGCCTTGGCTGCCAGCCCAGAGGGCAGCGTTGGAGCCTGGACGTTCTGCTCGATCTGGTCGGCCTGGTCGCGGAGCGCCTGGGCCTGAGTGACGTCCTCAGTGGCGTTGGCCTGCCGCCGCAAGTCGTCGGCCTTCGCGGCAGCCTCGTGGTAGGGGGTGTCCATGGTGTTGTTCAGGACGCCCGCGAGGCGGTCACCCGCTTGAGGGCCGGCGACGTACTTGGCTGCCCGCTCGGCTCGCAGAACCTTGCCAGCACCCTTCAAGGGGTCCAGGGCTGCCATCTGGAGCATGTCCAGTGCGCCGCTGGCGGCACTGCCGTACCAAGTGTTGTTGATGTCCTGGCGCAGTTGGCTCAGGCCGTTGGGGTTGGTGACCACCGAGGCGTCACCAAGCATGGACTCGCCGAACCCCACGGGGTGCTGACCAGCGAATGCCATGCTCCAGGCACGAGCGTTGTAGGAGCTGCCATCAGGCATCGTGTGGTCGCCACCAGCCCCCACGAGGGAGACGAAAGTGGCTAGACGGGAAATCTTGTTGAAGGTGTCGCCGGCCATGCCGATAAGGCCGGTGTCCCACTGATCGCCCGGTTGACCAACCCCGATGTCATGGAGCACGGCCATGACGGGCTTGGTGACCACCTGGGACGGGTCAATCGTGGTGGCCATGGACATAGCCGAGCCAAAAGCCTGGCCAACGGGGGCGAGCTTCTGGGCGCTATTGGAAAGGTCCGAGGAGTACGCCTGCCCAATCGACTGCCCAAGCGACTGGTCTGGCTTCTGGTCGCCGGCTCCCTTAATGAGCGGAGCAAGGTAAGAACCGGCAATAGGAATCATGCTGGCTGCGTTAGCCAGCCAATCGACCGCATCGGCCATTTGATTCCTTAGAAGAGAGAGATGAGCGCCGCGACCGAGTCCTTAAATGCCTGTGTCGCGTACTGGCTCTGTGACTCAGCGACCAGCGCCGGGAGGATCGGGCCAAACTGGGCCTTGAGCTGCTCCCTGGAGTCGTTGGTAGCGGGCACACCAAGGGCCTCGGGCCCCGGCCCAGGGCCAGCGGCAGCTCCCGAGGTGACCGGGACGTTGGGCTGAGCCGAAGGGGCGTTAAACGGAGTGGGGGGCGTAGGGGGAGTAGGCCCCACGCCCGGTGGAGGGGTGTTTGGAAGGGTCTGGGGAGCCTGCATGGGAGCGCCAGCCTGGATCGCGTGAAAGTCCTTCTGCTCCCCGTACTTGGGGTTCGACAGCGCCATGATGGGCTGAGGAGTGTCCGTTCGCCGGGAGAGCGCGCCTGGACCCGAGACGGCTGCCGGGTTAGCAGGCGGGTGGTAGCCGCCGCTTGCCATTAGCCCAGGAGACCGATGGCCTTGAGCGCGGCCTCGATAGCGTCGATGCGGGCCTTGTTGCCGTTGATCGTCGCAATGGCCGCATCACGGTTGGCAGCGGTGTCCCAGCCACCAGCCGCAGTGCCCGTGTTGCCAGCGGGGGCGTTGCTGGGCGAGGCGGGAAGCACGCTTGGCTGGAACGAGGAGGGGAGAGCGGGGAAGTGGTCTTTTGCCTTGATGGCCATGCGTGGATTCCTTGCCGATAATGTGTGCTACTCTGATGGAGTCACGGTTGGTCATGTACCGGGGCTCCTTCGGGTAGGGCGAAGACCCCCGTCGTAGTGGAAGCGGCGGGGGTCTTCTATTTGCCCTTGAGGAGTTTCTTGAGGCTCTGCTCAAACTGCTCACCGCACGGGGGGCAGAGCACGCCACCCCTGACTGCGGTGCCGCGCCCGCAGGACTCGCAGAGAGGGTCTACGAGCCAGCTCCAGAGCCTCTTGAGGAGCGTCACGGCTGGGCGACAGGCATATTCCTGCGGACGTCTGCCGTGAGGTTGCCCGTTCCCCTGTTGGAGATGCCGGCCATGAGGCGCATCAGGTCCGGTGGACCGCCCTGTGGCGGGGATGCCGTACCGCCTGGGGCTCCCTGGTCGGTGCCAGGAGGAGCGCCACCTCCCGCCGCGTCAGAACCGGGAGCGCCAGCAGGGCCGGGAGGAGGGGGAGCGGACCCTGGGGCTGCACCGGGAGCAGCGGGAGGTGGAGTTGGGGGAGCGAAGGCCTCAGCGGCGGCTTCCTCGACACTCTTGCCGTCAAGGAGACCCTTGGCGAGCGAAGAGAGCTGAGTCATCAGTTGGGACGGGTCGGCACCCTGCATGGCCATCTGAGGAATGGCCTGCGCGGACGCCACAGCACCCTCTAGGAGAGCCTTACGGACGTGCTCGACCTCGATCTTGCGCTGCTCCTCACCCACGTTGAACGAGGCGGGCAGGTTGCGCATGGCGTAGTCCTGCGAGAGCAGGCCGGCTCCGTAAGCCTGGAGGATGAAGATGAGGCTGCGGTTGGCATCCAGGCCCGATAGGAAGCCGTACTGGATGTCAATGGTGTGGTTGCCGGCAATGTCCTTGGACGGGACGTAGGACACCTCGTAGGGAAGTCCCTGGTCCTGACCACGGATGCTCTTGCGCTCGTTCGGCCACAGCTTCTCGTCAATGAGGAAGCAGAGCTGGATGACCTGCTCCAGCGCGAACTTCATCATCTCCTGGCCCTGGGCGAGCTGGGTGGAGTAGCCCTCCATGAGAGCGTCCACGCCAGCGCCCGTGACAATCGAGCCCTCGCTCTGCCCAGAGCGGGCAGGCGGCGACATGCCACCGAGCTGCATGTCGTCCCTCAGCCATTGCATGGCTGCAAAGGCCGACTGCGGAACGTCCATTTTCAGTCGCCCAATGCCCTGGGGATTCGATGTCGGGAGGATTGCATCGGGACCGTATGGAACATCTGTCACATCGGGGCTCACGATGATGGGAGCCCTGACGGCCTTGTCGGCTGCTTCCAGCGCGAGGATTTGGAACTCGTTGCGGGCGAGTTGCGGCCACACGAGGTCGTCGTACTGACCACGGATGACCTCACCCGTCGTGCCCTTGCCCGAGGGGCGTGGCACGCACACGTAGAGGCACTTGCCAATCGGGTTCGGGTACGACTCAAGCACCATCTGCCCGAGCTCGGGAAGGTAGACGACGCACTGCTTGTCATCGGACCACTTGATGACGCGCAGTCGGTCCCCATCGACCATCGCGCCTGGGTGTTCCTTGATGGCAGCCTGGAGGTTCGGGTAGTCGGCCTGGAGGTCTTGCGCGTAGGCGTACCAGACCTTGGCGACGGCCACCGTCTCCATCTTGCGGTTCCAGATGGGGTAGATGTAGGCGCTGTCCTCCGCTCGGATGAGCGGCAGCTTCTCCTTCATGTCTGGCTCAACGCAGAAGACGGCCATGCCGTAGCAGTTGTAGCCATCAGCCGCCTCGGGCATTTGGGCCGCGAGGCGGGAGAAGACCACGTAGTTGCGGGCGATCTTGGTGCGCTTGTCGGCCTTCTCGCGGGCCGCGTCTGAGAGAGTCGCGGAGGCGTTACAGTTGATGGACGGCAGCGGAGCCAGCTTGGCCGCGAAGTCGCGGGCCATGTTGTCGATGATGTTGGACGTGACCGGGCGGGGCCAGTCCTGGGGGAAGATGCCGGGGGCGATCTGGTCGAAGTCCCCATGACGGACAGCACGAACCTGGCTGGCTGCGAAATCACGAATCGCGTGGTGCCGCTGGAGAGCGGTCACCTTCTGGTGAATGACTGCGAGGTCAGCTTCGGAAATCAAGTGCAGCCTTAGTAATTACGTGCCGCAGCTACGTACTGGCGTGCGGCTGCGCGGCGAGAGAGGTACTTGTTCTGGGCGTGCGTCCTGGCTGGACCGTTCCCCGCTGAGACGTAGATGCGCGCTCGGGTCTCTGCGAACCACAGGGCCATCGGGCCGTCCTGGCGCAGCTTCGCGCCACTGACGCCGGGAATCCACGTCACGAGCTGGTCGATCAGCGCCTTCACGCCTGCCGACTTGTCGGGGTTCGGGAGGTGGATGATGTTGTCGCCGTTGTGGTACTGCTTGAGGTTCTCCTTGGTGACCAACGTCCCAAAGAGCGAGGACATGGACGCCACCCCGAAGTCTGGGTCGATCTTGTTGCCAGAGCCGGTGTAGTGCGGGGTGATCTTGATGCCCCGCTGCTGGCAGAACTGCATGATTACTTCGTCGTGGTAAATCCAGTTGGAGTACCCCTGGGCCTCGATTACCCACTCCGTCACGCCGTACTGGGGTGTGACCTGCTTGACCATGTCCTGATACCAGCTCGGGAGGGTCTCGGTCTTGATCCAAGCGTTGAGGACGTACCGCTCCTTGGTGCGGCGGTCCAGGGCATACACGAGGATGAAGGCCGTGCCGGTGCCAGCCGGGTCAATCGACCCGATGATCTGCATACCCTCGGAGCCGTACTTCGGGTGACCGAGAGCGCCAGCCTGGAGGGGGCCAGGCTGGCGTCTCTTGTCTACCGATCCCCACACGCACGCAGAGCTGAACGTCATCTCGTCCGAGGTCTGCTGCTGGAGGTAGACCAGCGCCCAGACCGCAGGGCGGTTCTCTGAGCGAACCTTCGCTAGCGTCGGCCCGTCCCAGACGGGGAACTCCCCGTTCTCGTCTGGCTCATCCTCGCTCGCCTCATCGAAGGGCTGCGTGGAGCGGGGCCACAGGGTCTTCCAGTCCTCGGGGTTCTCCGCGAACTCCAGCACAGCCGGCTGGGCGAGATAGGTCCACGGGGACTTGCCGTTGGTGTAGATGTCGTCGTTGAGCAGGTGGGAGTAGAGGTCCACCGGGGCGATGCGGGTCCCGACGATGAGCACCTTCGCGCTACGTCCACGGGACAGGACGGTTCGGGTCAGCCAGTCGAACTGCTTGGCGTAGGCGTGGACGTTGGTGTCGTCCACCGCGTCGTCGAGGATGGTGAGGTCGGTACGGGAACCGTAGATGTGACCACCGATACCGATGGCCTGCACGCTCGGGTCCTTCGCCGCCTTGTCCACGGCCTGGTCGGAACGACCGGCCAGGTAGATCATCGAGTTCCCCCAGCGGCCCTCTCCCCGGTCGGGCTTCCAGCCACCCGAGGGGGCATAGGCGAGCTGGAGCTCCATGTACGCCGGGTCGGTGAGGTACTGCTTGACCGACAGGAGGAACTTGGCCGCGAACTCCATCGTCTTGGAGACGATCAGGACTCGGAAGGCCGGGTTCATGCACAGCTTGTAGACCACGTACTGCGTGGTGATGACGGTGGACTTGGAGTGGCCTGGAGGAGTGTTGATGACCACCCGGTTGGAATGACCCTTCACATACGTGATGGCAGGGTGGTAAAGGTCTGGCTCCCTGCCCTCAAGAACGTCAATCCACATCTGCTGGTGCGGGTACGTCTTCTGGTGCAGGAACCGCTCTCGCCACTCCGCGAAGCTCAGGGAGTAAATGGTGGGGTCGGGCTTGTCGTCACGTTCTGCGCGACGAATGTTTCCCCGAATCCGGTCTACCTCGGCGTGGAATTCCTTATCCGTCGCCATCCAGTTTTCATAGGTCTTGGGGACCCGATTAACGAGCTCCATTGCGGCGGCAACGGTGGCCCCTTTAGCGATCTGTTGGAGGACAACCTTCTTGGCCCCGGCTTGGTCTAAACCTTCCAGTTTGCGGGCCATAAAGGAATTACCTCAGGATAGTACGGCGGGGGGAACGCAGGGGGGTGGGACAATGGGGTGGCATTTCGTGGTGCGCGGTAGTAAGAAATACCTTCCCAGTGACCGATAATTCTCCGCAGGAAAAGGGAGAGGACAAACCCCTCGACCGCCTGCGGCGCTCTCGATCCAGTGACCGATTCTGGAGCCTTAAGCGCAAGAATCGGAGCTGCTATATATAGCAAGCCGACTGGCTTTATAGGCTTGCTATTAGCGCGGTGTGTATCTAACGTACACACCGCTTATCTACTAGCTAACTGCTCGCTTCGCTTCGACTCTCGCTCCGCTCGCTTGCCCTCGCTGCTGCTCGGGCTGCGCTCGCTTCGCTCGCTTTTTGCTTCTCACTAGGTAAGGGGCATCGAATATTTTTGGTTACTGGCGGGTAACAAGACGTTTTCAGGCCGGCTGAGGCTCAAATCCACGTCACCCACGTACCCTGACCTGCGGTGATAGGAGCCAATGTGATCTTCGTCTCACTTTTGGCTAGAAGGGCGTTTCTCGGCGTGTCGCGCTCGGCGTGTCGCGCCAGCTAGGTAGGCTACCTGGCGTGCTGGGAGGACCCGAGAGGACCCGAATCCGAATCAGGAGTGGGCTGGGAGGCTGGCGCACTTCTAATACTAATGGCGAAATTAAAAACCCCCGGGTCAAATCCTATATCTTTATAGGAAATGCATTCTCGAGGGTGAATAGTCATGCATCGGTGTGAATTATGAAACACGCTTGCTCGTCAGCTAATGCATTAGCGAACAATATCCCTGCATATCTTCACACCGCATAGGATGCATATTCATGCGTTAGGCGAACGCCTATAAACGTGTAGGAAATGGCCCTCAGATGGGCCCAGGATGGGCCCGCTCGGAAGGTAGTTTGACGTCAAATGAAAGGCGTGGACTGACAATTCAAATCAACCAGTAATAGACCTTCGATGTCAAAATGATGTTGACACCGTAAACATTGAATGCAATTCGCAGCACAAAAGAATGCAACTGTCAATATGCATCAAGGCAAACGAATGGGCACCCATTGCAGGGTGCCCATTCTCTGTTCTGTTCAGTTGTGCCGTGTCTCGCCTCCTCCCTCCCGATGACTTCGACAGGACGGGGCTTGTCAGTCCTCCTCTGCCTCCCAGTCGCCATAGCAGACGATGGTGTCGCCGTCCATCTCCTCCTGGGCCTGCTCGATCGCGGCAGACTCGGAGGAGGCGCGCACGGTGGTGGAGTAGGTGACACGGACCGTGTAGTCCTGGGCGCGCTCCGCGTGCTCGCGGAGAATGTCGTCCGAGTGCGTCGAGAGTTGCCCCAGCAACTCCTCCAGGTGGCGCTCATACTCGCCGCACCACTCCTGACGGTCAGCCGTCTCTTTGAGCGAGGTCCCGATGGTGGCGAGGTCCCGCTGCATCGCGCGGATCGTGTCGCGCAGGCGTTCCACGCTCTCCTGAGAGGCTGAGAGTTGCGCCCTGAGGGATTGCACCTCGGGCGACTCCTCGGGCGTCTCCGTGGCTTCCTGGGCCTGTTCCTGGGCCACTGGGGCAGGCGTCACGGTGTCGCTCTGGAGCACGTAGTACCACTGTCCCCGAACGTCCTCGGGCACGTTCTCGGAGATGGTGCGAACGCTCGACGGCCCATACTCCCGAAGAATGTCGAACGACGTCAGGCGATACTCTGCGTCCCAACCCGCTTCGGCGGTGCCACCCACCCAGACGAACTCGACGCGGGTGTCTGTGGTGGCCTCACGCTGGGTGGCGTAGACCGTGCCCACCCTGCGATCGCCACCCTTGGTGGCGATGACGCGGTCCCCGATCTGGGGGACGTAGGTCTCGGGTTCGACGCGGGCCAGCGCTTCATTGCTCCGGTTCACCCAGTAGAAACGACCCTCCGTCCCGTAGCCTCGATCCTGCCACGCGCCATGGGGCGCGTGCTCGGAGTCTGCGAACCTGAGCAGGACGTAGTTTGTCATGCTCTCGGCATCGGAGGCGGTTGGCTGGTGAACCGTGGCGCGGTGTCCTGCGTAGTTCACGAGGTCACCCACGGCGAGAGGTGTAGCGGTGGTGGTTGTCATGTCAGTCTGTCCTGTCTCTTGTGTGTGTGCGGTGTAGGCGTTGATGACTTGCGCGAGGCGCGACATATCTCAGGCGGTGGTGGTGGGCTCTGCGGACTCGGCCTCCCACTGGTCGAAGTCGCCCACGCTGGCGAACAACTCGACGACGTTGTCGAGGTCGGCGGTGAGGTTGTCGAGCACCCACGACTCGATGCGCTCGATCAGCTCCTCGAACGATGAGCCGTAGAGGAACTGGGCGAGAGCGTCCCCGTGGTCTGCGGCGTGCGTGATCGTCTCCGCTGCCATCTGAATCTCGGTGTAGTCGTATGCGGTGACTGCTCCCGTTGCGTTCACGCGCTGCCAGACCTCGTAGGCCATCGCTGCGCCCATGGTGGCGGAGAGCGGGGCACAGATTGACTCGGGTACCGAAGCGCCCTCCTCCACGTCGTACCCCGCCTCGGAGAGTGCCGACAGCAGGTCTGCCATGAGCCCGCGCGGGTCGTGCGCG